CGTTCCGACCGGAACGATAAAGCCCCGCAGCCTTCCAATGTTTCATTGTACGGAGATGTTTCTACGGTAGGCTTCTATCTGTTGGGAGTACGTGGAACGCATTTGTTTCCTCATGATAAGTATCGTTTGAACTACAATCTGTATTTCTATTCTTTTCCCAGTCTGTATTGGGGTGCAGGATACGACAATGGTGCCAACAGTGACAATGAGAGCGATTATGACCGCTTTCAAGCACAGATGAAAGTGGACTTTATGTTCCGGTTGGCACGTAATTTCTACGTAGGTCCCATGGCTGTATTCGATTATGTATACGGACATGGTTTTGAAAAACCGGAACTGTGGGAAGGCATGAGCACGCGTACTACGAATCTAAGTGTAGGTTTATCGTTGCTTTATGATTCGCGCGACTTCCTGACAAATGCGTATAAAGGATACTATTTGAGGATAGACCAACGTTTCAGTCCGGCATTTTTGGGAAATAAATATGCTTTCAGCAGTACAGAACTGGATACGAGGTATTATCATACCATATGGAAAGGCGGCGTTCTGGCGGGGCAGTTTCATACACTGCTCAATTACGGAAATCCACCTTGGGGACTGTTGGCAACTTTAGGCAGTTCGTATTCCATGCGTGGCTATTATGAAGGGCGTTATCGTGACAAATGTGCCATGGATGCTCAGATTGAGCTTCGCCAGCATGTATGGAAACGAAACGGAGTGGCTGTATGGGTAGGAGCGGGGACTGTTTTCCCAAAGTTTTCCGAGTTTGACGTGAAGCATATTCTTCCTAATTATGGCTTCGGCTATCGCTGGGAATTTAAAAAGAGGGTGAATGTACGTTTGGATTTAGGGTTTGGCAAACATCAGACCGGATTTATATTTAATATCAATGAAGCTTTTTAGAAAAATTCAAAAATGGTTTGAAAACCAAGAGAACTTGTATTACTTGTTCCTGATAATTCTGATAGTACCCAATATCGTACTATGTTTTACTGAGCCTATGCCACTTGTGGCGAAGGTGTGCAATGTATTGCTTCCATTCTCCATATATCACATGATAATGAGTTGGTCGGGAAATTGTGGCAAGACTTTTTGGATATTGTTTCCTTTTCTGTTTTTTGGAGCATTCCAGATTGTATTGTTATATCTTTTCGGACAGTCTGTTATTGCAGTAGATATGTTTCTCAATCTGGTGACAACAAATCCCGGTGAGGCTTTGGAATTGCTGGACAACCTGATTCCAGCCATTATTATTGTTGTGCTGCTATATATACCGGCGCTGATTTTGGCTGCGGTGGCCGTCAGCAAGAAACGGAGACTATCGGAAACGTTTGTTCGCAGAGAACGTAAACGTGCCCGGATAACGGTCATTGCAGGAATTCTGTCATTGGTAGCTGCTTATCTGTTTGATGCCCGTTATGAATTGAAATCGGATTTGTATCCGGCAAACGTATGTTATAATATTGCACTTGCCTTCCAACGTACTGCACAGACGCAACACTATGCGGAAACCTCTAAAGATTTTACTTTTCAGGCAAAAACCACCCGTCCGGAGAAGAATAGGGAAGTTTATGTTATGGTAATCGGAGAGACATCCCGTGCCGCTAACTGGTCTATTTACGGGTATAACCGCAATACGAATCCGGAACTTACCAAAATAAAAGGATTGACAGCCTTCTCTCATGTACTGACAGAATCCAATACTACGCACAAAAGTGTCCCTATGCTGATGTCTTCGGTTACGGCGCACGACTTCAATTCCATCTATCGGCAAAAAGGAATTATCACAGCATTTAAGGAAGCGGGCTACCGGACTGCTTTCTTTTCCAATCAACGCTATAACCATTCTTTCATCGATTTCTTTGGAAAAGAAGCCGATATATGCGATTTCATTAAAGAAGATGCAGGAGATGGCAGTTACAACCCTTCGGACGATGAACTTTTGAAACTGGTAGCCGCCGAGTTGGCAGAAAATGCTTCCAAGCAATTTATCGTTCTCCATACCTATGGTTCCCATTTTAATTATCGGGAACGCTATCCGGCGGACCACGCTTTCTTTTTGCCTGATTTTCCGGTAGATGCAGAATTGAAATATAAGGATAATCTGATAAATGCTTATGATAATTCTATCCGGTATACAGATAATTTTCTGGCTCGTCTCATCCGGATGTTACAGGAACAGGACATAGATGCGGCAATGCTTTATACCTCAGATCATGGAGAGGATATCTTTGATGATGACCGTCACCTTTTCCTGCATGCTTCACCCGTTCCGTCCTATTATCAGATACACGTGCCTTTTCTGATATGGATGTCTGACAATTATCGGAAGAATTATCCGGATCTTTTTAAAAATGCAGAGATAAACCGACAGAAAAATATTTCATCCAGTGCGTCTTTCTTCCAGACGATGCTGGAATTAGGTGGCATAGACACACCTAGCCGAAACGATTCATTGTCCGTAATAAATGCTTCATATACCGAAAAAAACAGAGTATACCTCAATGACCATAATGAAGCCCGTTCATTGAACGATATAGGAATGCGTGAAGAGGATTTTACCATGCTGCAAACGAAAGGGATAGTATACAGGTAAAATCAATATGCTGATTACTAAAACAGCCAAGCACCATTCGAAATTTCAGACGAATGATGCTTGGTTCTGTTATTTTACGGGTATTGCCGCTGGAGTATCACCAATCACCGCTTACGTGACTCTTTCCTATTAGGGACTCTATTTTCAGTTTGTAGTCATTAACTCCCTCTGCAATGTTTTTCCCGGCATCTGCCGTTCCCATTCCGTATGCGACAACAGGTGTCTGCCATACCATTCCGGCATGTAGGGCACTTGCCTGATAAGGTCTTAACAGTTCATCCATTGTAAAGTTGTTTCTTCCCCCACTGCGATATGCACTGTATTCGGAACCGGTAGTGACCGCTACCAATAATGCCTTTCCTGCCACAGCCGGAGTTTTAGCCAAATAAGTAAATACCTCATCCTGCCATTTCTTCAACAAGGAAGGAGCCGACATCCAATATAACGGGAATTGAAACACAAGAGCAGATGCCTGCGATATAATCTTGCTCCATAAATCAATATTATAGGCATCTTCCGGACGCATTTCATATAAATTGTATATTGCCACTTCTTCCATTTCTTTAACAGCATCCATTAATGCCTTATTAATGTGTTATTATGGTTATTTTTGTATCAGGATTTCAGACTGTTTCAGGGTAATCACAAATCAGTTTTTAAGGGTATGAAGAAATATCATCGTTCCATTGTCGGGCGTAGTTATGCACACCGGGTGAAGGAAATTCTCCGCATCTACGACGAACACAGCCGTAGCGGGCTCAGCAACCGTGAAATTCTTCGCCGGTATATCTGGCCCGTTTATCCTATCTGCGAAAAGACTTTCTACAACATCATTAACGCTAGTGCCGATCCACGCATCATCCGGCAGCAGAATGATTTGCAGCGTCAGCTGTCGTTGTTCTGAACATCTTCCATTACAACTGTACTATATTGGTGTTCGTACACCTTGATGCCACCGGGTAGTGAGAACTGCCGGCTGAAGGTGCGTTCCATAACCCGGGCACATCCCTCGAACCGCCAACCGTGCAGATAGCTGTTCAGTTGCCTTGCACGGCTCAGGCGTTCAGCGGCTTTTTGCTCCTGGCTGCTGCCGTAATGAGTGTCATCGTAGCAGTCAAAAGCCATGCGGACGGTCAGGATGAGTTTCCCTTGCTGCGTGGCTGCGTTCAAAGTTTCCCACTTTGTTTCCGGCACGCCGATGAGGATGCAGGGAAAGGTTACGGGGTACTGGTCTTCACCGTTTGCAAGGGCTTCCAGTTGCCCGCAGTCTTCATCGATAAGGGAGACGAAAGCCCCCATCTTGTCGGCAATCTGCCTTTGAAGGTCATTGAATAGTTGTTCCATAATATATAATATGCTAATGTGAATAATGCGCTAATGTGCTAATTTCTTTTACTGATATATTATCTTTCTGATTTCCTGCTCCAGTTTATTATCTATCTTCTTCGCCAGTTCCGGTCCCGGCTCTTTGCTGATGAACTGTCGTTGGGGGATGCGGACGGTGAGCTTGGTCTTCTTGGTAAGCGCCAGGCGCTTCCAGAAGGTATCTTTCTTCTTGTCGTCTCCAGCTTCCTTGTAATGCTGCGCCCAGGCAAACTTCCGCATTTGGGGAGTGACGGTGGGTTGCAGGATGCCGCCCCAGTTGTGCACACCCGCGTATGGGGCGCGGGTGAAGACAGTCACTACGCCGTCTCCCGGCGTGTATTCAATGCTGCCTGCCAGGAGGTTTCTGCCGGAAAGCAGAGGCCCGTACCGGGAACCGGCATCGGCACCTCCGCTTTTCTGCCGTTTCGTCTCCTGCCATTTACGGAAACCGTTGTAGGTGAATCCGCCTTTGCTGAAGTCCTCTTCGATGTGGCGCTTGGCAATGTTTCCGGCCAGAACGGGCATCTTGCGTCGGCAGAATTCCTCTATCTGTTTTCGATTTTGGGAGATTTTACGGTTAAATTCCTGTATATCCATTGTTTATTAAATAAATAGATGTATTTTTGTGCCATAGGAAAGGAGTTAAAATATTCCAGTGTCGGGTTGTAGTCCCGACGAGGTTTGTTTTAGCTCCTTTCTTTTTTCAGGTGTTGCAATATCTTGTCCGAGTCGGTGATGCTGTGTAGCCTGTAACTTCCGTCCTCATATTCACGAACGATTATCCAACTTTTATCACCCAGTATTTTGATTTCAAACAAGTGGGACTGCACCAATTTAGGAATATCCTTGTATCTGGAGACAGCACCTATATACTTCGCTTTTCTGAAAACCTCGTCAATCATGAGAATCATTTCATTCTTGTGGGCGTAGTGCTCATGAGGCTGGTTCAACCATTCCTTCACGTTCTTCTGTCCTATCTGAATCTTATGGCGGAACTCCCTGTTGACAAGTTCCATGCCTTTGACGGACCGTGCCGCCTCCTGTTTCAGTTCTTTGGTACGCTCCGAGTACTTCCTGTCCTGGTCGTGGCGCGGCTCTACTTTGACCCTGGCATAGTCCGGAAACTTCTCTTTCAGAAACGCTTTCACCGCTTCCTTTGCCCCCTCGTACCCATTGGCTATGTAGGGGTGCGAGTCCCCAAACAGCTTCCCGTCTATGCCGGGGTTGTTATCCAGTCCCGGTGCGGGTTGATTCCCGGGCGCATTGCTTTCACGAGGCGCACCGGTGGGCGTCGCATCAGTGGCGGAGAGCGAACATTTGCAGTTCCACCGGTCACCAGGGCGGTGAGCTTTCCAGAACGGATGATGTATTGGCAAGATGGTTCCCCAGAATACTTTGTGGTCGGCTCCGGGATGGGCACTGGTACTGGGCATCCATTCTAAGTTTGGCAGGATGTCGGCATATTGCTCGAAGCGTTGCCAGTCCGCAGCCTGGCGGGCACGAATGACGGCGGTGTTATACTCCGTCCGAAGCCAGTGGCGCACATGATGGTCGAGCATGGGATGAACATCCTTTTTCCACTGTTCAAACGGTTTTAAAACACCGTTCGAGTCGTAGAGTTGCGTGGCGATGTCGTTCTGCATGCGGTGTACCTTGAAGGCGGAGAAGACGGCGTTGCCCGTTTCCATCTTGGTGCGGAAGTCCGGAGTGAGTTCCCTGCTGCCGATACCTTTGTCGGACGCCTCTGTAAAAGCTCGGAAGGTTTCATTGAATAGATTTTCCTCTATCTCCGTCATAGGGTGGAAATCCTGTTCGTAGATACGCTTCAGGGCACGCTGCAGGGCTTTGTCGTCGAAGACGAAGGCGGTACTTACGTCATCATCAGTTTTGCATTGCAAGGGTGTAGCTGCCCCGGACATATAGTCTACTTCATCCTGAGCAGGTAGTCGTTGATCCTTATAGTAGAGGCCGTTCATTACCAGTCTAAAGCCCCGTCTGTCTGCGGGGCGTGCCCGAAAAAAGAGCGGGCACGGTTTTTAGGGCATTTCCCTGCCACTTCCTCCTGCGGGTAGTCGCCAACGGGTGGCGTGGCAAGTGGGGCGAACGGATTGGAATCCTTTTTCTTTTTCTCCATTTCAGCTTTCAGTTGCTCGTAGTTGTTGGGCTTTTCGATGTTCAGCTGCTCATACAGATAATCATCCGCCATTGGCAGGCCGAATACGTTGACGGCTTTTTCCAAGAGTTCTGCTTTCGTCTTTACTTGCCCAAGGTCTGCTTCCTCCACATATACGAACTCTCCGCCCTGCGTGTTGATACCCAGGGCGGCAAACTGTTCGGTCATGTCGTAATTCAACAGGTTCAGAATGGAGAGTGCATCCTGCTCTATCAATTCCTGCTCTACTTTGTTATGTACGGTTCCCAATGCCTGTGTGCCCGTTTTACTGGCTTCGGTGGTAAGTGTGTTGCCCAGTACCGCCTTACTCATTTCAGCGTTGTATCGGTCGGTGAGAGCAGAATACATGTCACTGCTTCCTGAGAGGTTGCCGGGTTCTATAAATTCCAGTTTCGAGCCGTCCGGGCAGAGGAATACGGATGCTCCGCCCTGGCTTTCGGCTGCTTCGAGCGATGCCCTGCGGGCTTCGGGATCGGAGGCGTCGTAGGTGTATTTGCGGATGGGGCGTCCGAATATTTCGGCCAGTTGTGCCCAGTCGCCGATGGTACCCCGCTTGTAGATGACGTAAGGTGCGGTACGTGCCAGGATTCCCAACGGTTCTTTTCCCCGTATCATCAACAGGTCGGCATAGTTATCGAACGGTTCGCCCATGAGGTCATCCTGCCGTGTCTTGATAACCCGCAATACCGGGTCTACATGTTTGCGGGGTACCAGGTAATAATCTATCCACCCTTTCTCATTGATATAGAATTGCACCAGCGTAAATCCCCAGTATTCGGCATCGAGCGCATCACCCAGAAAACGCAGGAACCAGGGCGAAGCAATCTGTCGGTTTACCTTATCGTCAGCAACACCATTACGACGGAACTCTATTTTTCGTCCCAGTACACCGCTCTTCCGCTTCTGTACAACGGAAAACAGGTGCGGGTCCATCAGACTCTCACTGTAAATGTCGTATAACCGGACGCGACGGGTAAAGTCCACATTCTCCGCTCCCCGGATGGACTGCATATAGTCGTCCAGCCCGATGCCGAAACGTTGGGGCTGCGTCAATATAATGGTTGCTCCCGGACGGGTGACGTTGCTGCCTTCGGTAATGCGCTGCTTCTCTTTGGCAGTTTTATTCACCATGTAAAAAACGGAACTCCACAGCTTTTTGATTCTTGTGCTCATACAGTTTTCATTTTTAATTCTTTCATTATTAATTCATCAAAGATGATTGGTGCGTTTTGGGTTGCTTGCCATCAGCCAGGGCGCATTCTGTTTCTGCTCTTCTTCCGGCAGCCTGGGTGCCCCGTCGATAGTGATTTTAAATGCCGCTACCTGTTTCAGCCATTCCACGGCACGCTCATAGCGGTCTTTACGCATCTGTGACAACTTCTGCGGGTTGTGTATGCAGAAGAGGTGATATACGGTGATGTCTATCGCCATCATCAGCACCAGCTGGTTGCGGCTTTTGCCTTCGGCGGAGAAGATGGCATCCACGTCATAACGTGCACTGAGGTAACCGCGCATTTCGGCAATGGCACGGTCTTCGCATATCTCGACGATGCTTTCGTCATCGCGTGTCAGCCTGGCCAGTATTTCGGAGTGGATGCTGGCGTCGTAATCTTCGGGGTGAATAAACTGGCTCATTTTAATTCTTTCATTATTAATTATTAATTAGCTTGTCACAGTCGTTTTGGGTTCCGGCGTGCATTATGATGAATCACTGTCACCGGTTCCAGTTGTTGTACTTTCTTTTTGAGGATACGCAGACCGCCCTCCGCGCAGTCGGGGCCGTCGGCAGGAAATTTTAGGCGCAGGGTAAAGAGCCGGAATTGGTCATCCAGGCGTTTCATGTGGGGACTGTTTTTCTCGGCCTCGTTGAAGATGAGGTTTCCTTCGCGATTCAGCGGTTCCAGGTTGGCCTCGATGCGGGTGGCCTTGTCAGTCTTCCGGTCTTCATCGGGATGGATGTAGAGTTGCACGTTCCGCTCGCGTCGCACCTTGCCTACCAGCGGTTTGAATACTTGTTGGAAGAAAGGGTCTTGCAGCTTGTTATTCTCCATGTAGCAGTATACGGGTACCTTGGCTTCCACGTATTCCAGCAACTGGACGTACCAGTCGATGAACTCGGAGTTCAGTCCGCGGTCCAGCCGGGCATTGATGATATAAACCTTGTCCTTCAGCTGCCCCATGAGGACGCAGCTTTTGGTGCTGCTGTTCTTGCTTTTGTTTTCTCCCGGAGCGGGGTCGCCGTAGATGACGAGGAAAGGAAACTTTTTCAGATCCGGAACTTTGCTATATACCAGTTCCTTGAACACTTCACCCTCCGTTACCGGATTGTTGAAGTACTCCGTCTGCTGGGCGGCGGTACTGATTTTGGAGAGTGCAGTGTCTATTTGTTCCTCCGTATTCTTGGCAGGCCATGTGCTACGTCCCTCCTTATCGCGTATGTTCACTATATCCCAATGGTTGGCAGCTTCTCCGGCACGCACTACGCAACAGTCACGGGCGATGATATTGCCGCAGAAGATGATCAGTGTCTTTATGGCAGTATCGCGCGTGCCGTATAATGCCTTTTCCCACCAGTCCCAGTTCTTTTGTACCGTGTCCGGATTGCGCACGGCTTCATCCGTATCAAAGTCATCCACCAACAGCACATCCGGTCGGATGGCACCGTTCCTGCTGCCGCGCGGCGCATTGCCCGCACCTACCGCACGGAACGAGCATCCGCATTTGGCGACGAACTCCTCGGCACACCAGTTCCCGGGATTCACCTGCACGCCATAGTAGGCACGTATCAGTGCATTCTCCTCGAATTGCTTCTTATAAGGATCGAGCAGGCGTGTGGCGCTGTCCTGCGTGGCGCTCGCCATCATCACATTGCACTTTCTTCCGGTAAGTGTCAGGTACATCACGATGAACATCACCGTTGTACTCTTGGCCAAGCCACGTGCCCAGGAGAGTACTTCAAACCATTCTTCATTCTTGATGCAACGGCGTATGGCTTTCGTTTGGAAATCGGCAAACTCGAACTTGCAGTACTCCGGGAAGAAGAACTTTATCCATTCTACCGGGTCGGCCTCCAGCCGTGCCCGCTCCCTGGCTATCTGCGCCTGCGTCAGGTTCACGTCCGAATTCCGGCGGCGAAGCCCCGCCTCGTAGAACACCGCCCATTCCCGGAGCGCGTCACGGTCTTTCTGCGTCTGTGTCATAGGCTGTCTTTTATAAAAGCGTCCCACAAACGAAGAAACTCCTTGCTTTTGTCCAGGTCGAACGGACGCAGCCAGTTGATGAACTTCATACCTGCACTGATGATATCTGAAATTCCCACGTCCGTTTCCATCTTTTTGATGGCCGTTGCCAGTTTGTTCAAGGTATCCGCTTCTGCGGCTGTGGCAAAACGTTTTCCTTCCTCTCGTCCGCTGATAACGCGGTTTATCTCCGATACCTGGCGATGCAGGGACGCCACCTGCTGTTCCCGGGTGAGCGTCATGCCTGCCTTCAGCTCTTCCCATTTCTCTGCCGACACCCACCGGATGATGGTCTGCCGGGACACCCCCACTTTGTCTGCAATTTCCTGCTGCGTGAGGTTGTCCTTCAGGTAGAGGGTGCGGGCATAGTCTTTCTTCTGTTGCGTAGTCAAATCTGCCATTTTTATAGGATTAAGTTTACGCAAAGTTCATCATCCCGCATGTGAACCTGAAAAAAGCGCGGAGCAGTTACAAGCTATGCCGCACGAACTACCTACTTGCTCGCAAGCGTTACACACTTTTTTGTGCGGTTACCCTTACCACCGTAAGTTTGCAGCAAATAAATCGACAACGCATGACTGCATTCAAAAATATACTTAACGAAAAGACCGCCTGCCTGCTGCTCTACGGAGAAATCAGCGATGAGGGCGGCGAAGGCAGGATAGCCAGCCGGGACATCGTGAACGAGCTGATGTACCTGGACGGAAGCTATGAGAATCTGAACATCCGTATCAATTCCATCGGCGGCGACGTTTACCCCGGCATTGCCATTTTCAACGCCATACGCCAGTGCAAGAGCAACATCACCATTTACATTGATGGCATTGCCGCCAGCATAGCCGGTGTGATAGCCTTGTGTGGAAAGCGCGTAGAGATGAGCCGCTATGCCCGTATGATGCTGCACAACGTTTCCGGTGGTTGTTACGGCAACAAGCAGGACTTGCGGGATATGATAGCTACCATTGAGAGCCTGGAGGATACCATTGCCGAAATCATCGGCGGACGCTGCAGCATGGACAAGGAAGAGGTGAAGGGCACATACTTCGACGGAACTGACCATTGGCTGAAAGCGGACGAAGCTCTGTCACTGGGATTGATTGACGCCATCTACGATGTAGAGTCCGTACCTGCCGAGAGCACTACGGATGATATATACCGCATATTTACTAACCGGCTGGAGCTGGAGCAGCGACAGCCACAAAACCCCGATAAAATGAAATTGGATGATTTCAAGAAGATTCCCCGATTTGCCAACTGTGCGGACGAAACGGCAGTAATGGCCA